ATTGCCTTTATAGCGTAAAAGCCGTGTATACTGCTCTCCACAAGGGGATAGCCGTATACACGCAAGCAGGGTATGGGCTTCCGCACCATACAGCTTGCAAGGGGGTTCCCCTTGACCCCGATAAATTCTTTCCGCTTCGCTCCATGAATTTATCCCAGGGCATAGCCCTACGGTTGCGGATAAATCCGCAACCTACCCAATCAAAAAAAGCGCGGAACGCTTTTTTTGTTAAGCGTTCCGCTACTAAAAGAAATTACCATAATTCAATTTTACAAATTCGGTGCGTTTTTATCAGACACCTTTTTCTCTAAATCCTTATCCAAATCCGTATCATCTTTCAAATTCAGAAGCACTTTAACATTCTGCCATGCGTTATCAATTTCCTTATCGGCATTTCTAACCTCGTGATATTTTGCCCATAGGGATTTTTTATTTGCGTTGTGTGTGGCGTACTGTTCCTGCAATTCTTTGATTGTAGGTAATTTGTTTCCACTTCCAAATCCATAACCACACTCATCAAAGTATGCTCTGGCTGCTTCATGGTCGGTAATGGCTTTGATGTTTTCTTGTTTGAATTGTTCGGGGTTTTTGGCTTTTTTGAATTGTTTGTAGGCATCTTTGGTTTTGCCGTAATTGCCAATATGCCGTTGTAACAGTGAAATTTGTTGTAGCTTTTCGTCCACAGCTTCAATTTCATTTTTGAATCCTTGTAAAATTTGGGGCTTTTGTTTTGCCATGTTTTCCAGTTCTGATAAGGAAAGCTGGTGTTTTTCGATGAATATAAGTGTCTGCGACATTTGCTCCAAATTAAATTTTTCTGCCCATTTCTTGTAGCCAATGTTTTCGGCGGCCTTCAACGAATTTTGAATATCAATGATTAACTGCAACTCTTTAGGATTCGTGGCATGAACTTCAAATTTAGTTTTCTCTTTTTTCGTAGGCACTTTTGGAATGATGAATGTGTCTTGGCTGTTTTCGGTGTTTTCGTTTTCAATGGTTTTCGTGGTTTTGTTAAGCATTTCATCAATCTGCTTTTGGATTCCACTTTCTGTATATTGCTCGGATAACGAACTTAGGCGTATTGGATTTTTGGAAAATGGAGCAGAAATTGAAATGTTACTGCCACGTTTTTTTGCAAAACACAAGTAATCTTCTAGGAATTTTAACAACTGCTTAAAATCCTTCGGCTGTTTTTCCAAGCAGAGAGCGATAATATTTTCAAGTTGCTTTCGATGTGTCGGTTCTTTGTCTGCTTTTGTGATGCCCTTTTTTTGTTCCCACTCGTTGTAGGGGTCACGCCAACCGTGCTTTACTTCTATTACGGACAATTCATATTCACGGCAAAGTTTATCAGAAATTCGGGCTACGTGCCTTTTTCCACTACGCCAAGGGTCACGGAATTTACCGTCACAATCCAAATTAAAAGCATTTATGATAACATGATTATGGATATGTGATTTATCTGTGTGCGTGGCAACAACAAATGCGTGTTCACCTTTCGTAAATTCAAGAGCCAGCTCATATCCAATTCTGTTTGCAGTTTCAGGGTCAACTTCCCCCGGTGCGAAGGATTGTCGCATATGATAAAGCAGTATAGAATTGTCTTTGTGTTTTCGCCCTGTGTTTCGCTCATACAAATCCATAGATGTTGCAAATTGGTCGGCGGCATATTCGGGAAAACATTCGTAGCCTGTGACTAATAAATTGTTTTCAGTTTTTTCGGGGTTTTGAATATACTCGTTTATGGAAATAATGGGAGCGATTGTTGTCGTATCTGTTTTCCCATGTTTAATTTCGTGTTCCGTGTCGTTCTCATGCTCATCAATATTCGGATTTTTGGTTTTATCTCTGTCGGTTATGTAATCAATTTTCCTCTTGATTGTTGTTTTATTGTTGTATCTTTTATGGGCATAGGTTGGTTTAATCCATGTTGTTGCCATTGCCTCAGTTCCCCCTTCCAAAGAATTGTACTCAAAAAAGCGTATATAGAATCCATACGCTTTTTACATTCTGATTATATTATTTTTGCTTGTTATGTTGTTGCCCTCATTATCTTTATTTCGCTTGTTTGTTTAGTGTCCAATTCTTGTAATCTAAACATTCTACTCCATTCAAAAATTCCATAGGTGTTATTCATCAAAAGCAAAATAGGCTGAACTATCATAACAATGGCCGTGGTATCTCCCAACAAAACAACCATTAGCCACAGTAAAATATTGCTGATGTCATTTAACGCAAAACCAAGAGTGCCGAGGTGACTACGCCTAACCATTAGAATTGTTCCAAAGATGGTGAATACAACTGATATTGTAGACAATAGCAAAAGATTTGTGTCAATCGCTCCTAATAAAAAATACAATCCAATTCCCAAAACTACGCATATGAGGGCTAAAACCGTAATTTCCTTTAAGCTGGTTTTTCGGATTTCGATGGTGGAGGGCTTATCAGAATCACTCTTTTTTAGAGCCTTAGACCAACTGACAAACCCAACAATCAAGCTGGGTAGACCAAATAATAGTGAAACACCTACTTCACCAAATAAGCGATTTTCAAATGCGACAATGCAAAATAGCACCATGCCTATCAATGAAAGCAGATAACCTTCTATTCTTGCCTTTGCAAATAAGAGCGATGCAATCATTGTTATGGAGCTTGCACCAATTTGAACTAAGCTACTTTGAAATAAAATTCCTAATATTACAGGCACTGAAACCGCAAGTGTTAGTAAAACGCGCTCGAAAATGCTCCAGTTGCCAAAGTAGTTGTTGAAGAATCCTAGTCTTTCAATTTGCTTATCCATGATTTTTTACCTCCAGGAATGACATTATTTGCTCCGATGTAGGAAGCATGAATTGGTCTTTTAACAATAGCTGTGTACTACTTAATCCTTGAAATGTAGATACCAAAAATTGTGCAAGCTGTATGGGGTTGCCTATCGTAAACATTTTTTCACATTGTCCATTTTCAATTATTTTTGCAATAGCCAGAATTAGTTTGCTGTTAGCCTGTTTTTGCTTATCATTTGGATTTTGAAGTAAAATCCCCATGAATTGGGAAAATTCATAACCCTTAGAGAGTTCACTTAAAATATCATCTACAAGTACGCCAATGGCTTCTAAAGGCGGGAGTGATTCTATTCTGTCAATCATCTTTTCATGTCCACAAATTGCTTCGTTCACTAAGCCATCAAACAACTCGTCCTTAGTCTTATAATGACGGTATAGAAGCCCAACACTAATATCTGCTTGGTTTGCTAAATCTTGCATCGTAGTATTTCCAAGCCCATTTTGCGCAAAGCAATCAATGGCTACAGAGTGAATCTTAGCCTTAGTATTCTGCCGTATGCGTTCGTTTTGTTCCTTTGTTCGAGCCATATTCAAACCACCTTTATATAATGAGTATATATTCATTATATAAAGGTGGTGAAGTGTTGTCAAGAATAAAATGATTATTTATTCATTTTAATTCATTGGCTTATTTTTTGCTTAGAATCGCAACATTCCTATGGGCTTCGACCACTAAAGGAATCAGACGGTTGCACTCCGCAAGCAAATCAACAACATCATTTTCAAATACGCTACCGCTTTCATTTGCCCTTTTTGCAATCTGATTTAGTTTCTTGTCGAGATTGATACAATTTAATTATTTCGTTTGAGGGTGCATTTTGGGGTGCGGGAGGGTGCAACGTCAAAAGGTTGGGTGCAAACCCGCTACAAAGCCCTAAATTACAGGCTTTTTGCCACGGGCAAAAAAATAAGACCGCCAAATTTACGGCGGACTCACTCATTTTTTATGTTTGCACGGACACGCCGTTTTTGAAAACAAACGCCATTTTTCCATCGTTCTCAATGGTGATAAAGTCCACAAGGCTACACCAAAGTTGCTCATCAAACTCATCAATCAACCCTTGTTTAGTTAGCACGGAAATGAACGCTTCGAGTGCTATTGCCCGCGCCTTTTTATCGCTTGCCGTTGCCGTAACTTCGTCCAAGCGGTCTTTTGCCGCCGTGTAGCGTTCCACTAAAGCGGCGTGTTTTCGGTTGTACTCCGATTGGTTGAGAGCAACACGGGCGTTTTCTGCTACGGAATCTTTTATCAATTCTGTAATGACCGCCAATTCGCTTTGCAAAGTGGCTTGTTCGGCTTCAAGGTCGCTGGTATCAAAAATGGCTTGCTTAATCAACTCGAAGTTGGCAATAATCTCATCTTTGCCCGCCATCAGTTTATTTGCCGCTGTAACAAAGTGCTGTTTGATGCTGTCCTCGTACAAATGCGGTGTGGCACATTTTTCTTTGCCCTTGAACTTCTTGTTGCATTGGTAAATTGTGCGGCGGTATTTGGAAGTCGAGTGCCAAGTTTTAGAACCGTACCAAGCCCCACACTCACCGCACTTGATACGGCTGGCAAAAATACTGCTACCGCTGTGACGGCTTCCACTTTTACCACGCTTGGCTAACTCCTGTTGCACCATTTCAAAAACCGTAGCGTCCACGATGCCCGGATGGGCGTTTTCCACGTAGTATTGCTGGACTTCCCCAGTGTTTACCCTTTTCTTTTTCGTGAGGAAATCCACCGTGTAATATTTTTGCAAGAGTGCATCGCCTTTATATTTGACATTTTTCAATATGTTTACGATGGTGGTTTGACTCCAGTTTTGCTTGCCCGTAGGCGTTAGAATGCCCTCGGCGGTCAGTTGTTTGGCGATTGCGTAGCCAGCGTAACCATCTAAGTACATTTTGAAAATGCGCCGCACAATTACAGCTTCATCTTCGTTTATAACAAAACTGCCGTCCTCACCACGCTCGTATCCAAGGAAACGGCTGAACGGCACAGAGGCTCTGCCGTCTTGCATTCGTTTCCGCTGACCCCATGTGCAGTTTTCGGATATACTTCTACTTTCTTCCTGTGCCAGACTGCTCATAATCGTAATGAGCAATTCACCTTTGCCATCAAACGTCCAAATGTTCTCTTTTTCAAAATAGCACTCCACACCGTGTTCTTTAAGTTTTCGGATAGTTGAAAGGCTATCTACTGTGTTTCTGGCGAAGCGGCTCACGCTTTTTGTTACGATAAGGTCAATTTTTCCAGCAAGTGCGTCTGCAATCATTTTTTTGAAACCATCGCGTTTGGCAGTGGTTGTAGCCGAGATACCCTCGTCCGTATAAACGCCCATAAACTCCCAATCGTCACGGCTTTTGATGTAGTTGGTGTAATAATCCACTTGCGCGGCATACGAAGTTTGCTGTTCCTCATTGCCAGTGCTAACCCTTGCGTAGCCCGATGTGCGCCGTTTCCTTGTTTCACCAATTGGCGCAGAAGTGAGCGGATTTATAGTTGCGGGTATCATTGTAACAGATTTTTTCACTTTTTGCCTTGCCCCCTTCCTGCATGGGAAAGCCTGCCATGTTCCTTGCTTTGCTCTGGCGTAAAGTTGTGTCTATGCGGCGGATATTCCCAGCTACTTTTGACTTCCACGCCACTCACAAGATGGATGATTATTGTAAATTGGTCGGGCATGAAAATATGGCTGACCCCTTCGGTAAAAGTGGCATCGCTGTAGGTTTCTATCCCAAGAGCAGAAGTCACCGCCTTGTGAATTACATCTTGCGGAACTTCGCAAAACGAACATTGGTCTTTATGCTTTCTGTGCGTCCGACACCGCCAAACAACAATCTCCCCAGCTTTTTTTGTGCGGCTGGTGCGATAGAGATACTTTCCGCAGGCGCATTGTATTTTGCCTGTCAGCACATATTTTCGCCCACTGTTGACTGTGACCCCAATTTCGCGGCACTTTGCTAATTCGTCCTGCACCGCTTGGAAAGTTTCTTTGTCGATAATGGCGGGATGGTGGTTTTCTACCAAATATTGTGGCAACTCGCCGTTGTTTTTTTTGAGGACAAAATCATCCTTGAAATAGCGTTGCAAAATGATATCCCCTGTGTAGCAGATATTTTTGAGCATTTTTCTGACTGAACTGGGGTGGAACGGATTACCATAATGATTTATCAGCCCAGTGGCGTTTAATTGTCTGGTGGTTTCCTCTGTGCCGATACCGTTCAAAAAATTGCTAAAGACCAGCCGTACCACTTCCGCTTCCTCTGGCACAATCTCAATTTCGCCATCGACACGACGATAACCATAAACATGGAACATACTCGGCTTGCCTTCCTTAAAGCCATTTCTAACCGTCCATTTCACATTTTCACTGAGAGAGCGGGATTCTTCTTGTGCAAATGAAGCGAGGATAGAGAGCATTAACTCCCCATCCCCGCTCATTGAACTTATCCCCTCACGCTCGAAGCGAACTTCCACTCCAATTTCTTTCAATCTACGCACGATGGTCAAAAGGTCAACCGTATTTCTGGCGAAGCGTGATATGGATTTTGTCAGCACGATGTCAATTTTGCCCGCTTCGCAGTCAGCCAACAACTGCTGTAACTCACCACGCCCTTTGCCAGTGCCACGTTCGCCACTGTCAGCATAAACGCCGACATATTCCCAGTTCGGATTGCTTTGGATATATTCGCTGTAGTAGCTTACTTGGGCAGAAATGGAGTGGAGTGTTTTGTCCGTTTCTATAGATACACGGGCATACGCCGCCACTTTTTTCTTAGTGGGTAATTTGGGCGTTGGGGCATTTAATTTGTGTACTTTCCGCATGAAATCGCCTCCTTTCCTACCTTCTATATATCCCGTACTAAGCCCGTAATATCAAGTCAATTCGCCGTTTTAGGGGGAGATAATGAACCCAACACTGGCTTATACTTCTCCCGCATTTTTGCGTCAATTATGGTAAATTCGTCCTCGGTGAGAAGTTTGTTCCGAAGCATGGAACGAGCGATGGCAATGGTGGCTTGGTAGAGGCTTTCTCGTTCAAATTGGGCTGTGGTCATGCCACCACCGCTTTCTTAAAACGTCCAGCGACATAACAGGTATGGGTGCAATATTTACGCTCTTTGTTGCCGTAGGCAGTAAATGGTGCTTTGCAGTACGCGCACACAAAATTATAAGTGGCTTTTTTGTTGAGTGCTTCGGGATGTGCTGCCCACCAAGCGGCACGGCATTCATCGGAGCAGAATTTCCGCAGTTTCTTCTTTGGTTGTTGCTGGATTTTCTGCCCACACTGTTTGCAATGGCTACCATCATCTGCGGGTACAGGCTCGGCAGATTTTGCCGACATATCACCCAAATTGTTCCTTTGACAAAAGGATTTGACTGTGTTTTTGGATATATCAAGGGTTGCGGCTATCTTCGAATAGCTGTCACCATCGGCGCGCATTTGGGTTATGCGTTCTTTTTGTGATAAAGTCATAATCGCTCCTCCAAAGCAAAGCGACGAGATTTTATGTCCCCGCCGCCGAATTTTGAAATTGCTTTGAAGCGATGCTCTATGTTCTAATTTCCTTGTAAAAATGCGCTTTGTAGTTTATTGTGAAAACATATGATAGTTAAACAACAACTGAATCATCTGCTCCCTGGTTGGTGTGCCTTTGGGGTTAGTGCCGTCTGTGATTTTGTTGGCAACAGCCCACTCCCACGCTTCTCGCGCCCAATCGCTGGGTGTGTGGACGCTAGGAGTTTGCGGAACTGGAATTGCAGGATTTTCTATCCACGACTTTAAGTTCGCTCGTACTTTGTCGAGAAAATCACTCCAACTAAGCGGCCTCCCAGCACGGATATTCTGCGGACAATTCTTGCGATTCCAATCAAAGTGCTGGCGAATATTCGCAATGGGAACACTGCGGCGAATGCAAATGTCGGCTACCAGTGCCGCCGTTCTGTCGATTGTGCGTTCAAAATTGCTATCAGAGTTTACGCACATTTCAATTCCGATACTTTGTCGGTTGCCGTTTCCGCTTCCATCGCCCGCATGGAAAGCATCCTCATTTTCGGGCAAATGTTGATAAGTTTCGGTATCGTCCACCGTATAATGCCAGCTAACAGGCACGTTTGTGGCATCATTGCCTTTGAGATAGTTGGCATGAGCGCGGGCATTTGCACCTCTGTTTGTATTGCCTGTTTCATGGATGGTTATAAACAGCGTAGGATTAGCCCTACCCGGACGGTTACGTCGCCCAATGGGTATGAAATCTTGAATAATGTTCAAAGCCTCATCCTCCAATCTCGTCCAGTGCGGCTTCCAACTGCTGGCGTGAAAAAACGCCTCCTGCATGGAAGCGAACATCATTACCAACTAAAATAATGGTTGTGGGTACAGATTTAACATTGTGGTTTTGTGCAGTGTTTGGATTTACGCCAACATCAATCTTGGTGAGAAAAATTCCCCGCTCATGACAAACGGCTTCCACCATAGGTAGAAACCGTTTACAAGGAACGCACCAATCAGCCATGAAATACAAAACTTTCATTTTGAATCGCCTCCATTCTCATCACGTTTTTGAAATTGCGCCACGACATCCTTTAGCTTCTGTGGTACTGGCAAACCAATAGCACAGGCATTTTCCAATATGGAAAGCCCCTCGTTGGCAACATAAAAGAAAATAACGGCAGTGCGAAGTGGCGAGTTTCCGCTTTGCACAAGGTAAATGTCAATTATGTTTGCAACACCTACCAGCAACAGCATCACGATTTTCTTAAAAATCCCCTCTGCACCAACCTTGCTGTTCAGCTTCTTTTTCAGAATCCCTCGCATAAATCCCGTGAGATAATCAATCACAATAAATGCAATCAGAGCATAGACAAGCCCATCCAACCCGCCAAGAAACCAACCTAAAAAGCCGCCAACAGTGGCGGCCACACCTTGTATCCAAATTTTCAAAATGAACCCTCCCATCTACAAACTCACGCAAGCCCCGCGAACACCAAAACTTGGGTTACTCGTCCAAGGAGAAAATTGCGTACAAGCTGACCGCGCTCCAATTAGCGCACCGTTGAAATAACTGCCACCGGCCAAAAGCGCACGAAAATCATTATCGGCATTAATCCACATCTGCCCTTGGTCTAACGAGGGCATGGGATTAAACCATGCAGGGTTTTCGCCTATTCCAGAAGCGATAATGTCACTAAGCCACTCCCACAAGTTACCCACACAATCACGGCAACCTATGTTTGACACGGCGTTTGTTACAAAACCAGTAGTGGCTCGTTCCGATGCGGAAGACCATGCGTTCAGATTTCCGCTTCCAGTACCTGGTGGGCTTCCAGCGGCGGCTTGCACAAACTCCTCATATCGGAGCATACGTTTACCCACAGCGGTTAATCTGTTTGTGGCAACGTACCAATTCAGTGCTTCCACTCCCGATATTGGCAGAGCATTAAACACAGACCGCACCCCACCTACACCGTCATCACTGGATAAATAAATATCTACCCACACGCCGCCAGAGAGATAAACCATACCTTCTGGAGCGCACTTTGGGCGATGGGTATGTGTCCAAATACTGCGAGGGACTATGCCTTCATAAACATTTGCAGGAGCGGCAGTATCTCTGCGATTTACACCATAATGGAAACCGCCGATTTTACGTGAATCCGTTTCATCAAAACCCAGCGGACTTACAGGGTCAAGCGATAACAGAATCGTTCCCGATTTACCATCACAGATGTAAATGTAATAATCCGAACCCAACACAAACGCCCCGCCGTCATCAAGATTATTAACGTCCAGAACCTCGTTTGCTTCAAATACATAAACGCCACCCATTACCACTGCAACCATACTACCCGCATAAATGGTGAGTTCTTCATCGCCAGTAGCTTCAATATGCAAATCCTCAACAAAGGCAAATGCATCTTCGGGAGTGCCACCACCACCGTTTTCTAATAAATCCACCAAATTATAAAGCAGACCATCTTCGCCAATAACACGCCCACTGCGAGGGGAGTATTGTTCAATGTCGTAAATTTCGCTTGACATAGGCGCAATCCCCGCACCAAGTATATCTACAACATTTTTTACACTTCCGTCCTCGGCAAGAATGCGCCCACTCGCAGGATTCATTTGGTTTATGTCCATTTCGTCACATCCCTTCATATTTTTATACAGTCAAGCACAAAGTGTTCAACTGATTCATAACCGCCGCCCTCGGTCTGCGTGTGCCGATATTCTGCCACACCAGCGGAATAATAACGGCAGAATCAAAGCCATTAATCCAGTCAATGACAGGTTCAATCGCCGCTCTTAACTCCAAAATATGAAACGGCCAGTATATAACCAGCGTTTCACTGGGCTTTATCATACTGTTCCAAATAAAGGCTGGCATACCGTAATAACTGCGGATGTTGTTAATCACCGCCCGCAAATCCGTGATATGCTGCGCTTTTACGTTGGTGGTGTTGGAAGCTATGGTGTCAAACGGCGAGGCAAGAATCGTAATTGTGCGATATACAGCAGGGCTGTAATAATTCCCATCACCTGTGCGGATTTCAAAAGTGTGTGTTCCCACGGGCAACTCATCAGAGGTATAGACCGTTCTGGCGTTATCCCCCAACTGTCCGCTTGTGGTAAAATACGCTGGATATTCAACAGAATTATGCCATTCGCCGTTTCCAACTCTTACAAGCACTGTTTGAAGCTGTCCGTCTGGCTCTGGTTGCACTTGAATAAACACCATCGGTTTTGTGTTGTACGAGATACCGCCATTCCGTGGAGCAGATACAATCGGCGCAAGCGGCGGTCTATCAAGCGGTATATTTTTGATTATGTTGCTTAAACTTTCGCCAGAGAATGTACCCAACTGGTCAATCGTCCAAATGCCAAACTGCGTATAAGTTCCCGGCACTCTTGAAACTTCGGGGATAAATGTGCCACCAGTAGCAGCAAGATTCAATATTGCCAGAACCGTCCAACCGCTCCAAACAATATCACCCGCTGTAGCCTCGGCTACTTTGTGCAGATACGTTTCCCAGTTGAATGGTATGCCCGCACGGATATTCCGCGGA